GCCATACGGATGTCGTCGCCCTTAGAGCAGGATATTGTGAAGCTCTCCGCTTTTGCGCCTCCGAGAGTAAATCCGGATCGACCATCCCAAAATACGATATCCGATGTCAGTTCGTTTGTATCGTTCGATACATCCGAAGTACGCCCTGTGAAATAGTTCAAGAACGCCGTAGATAATGCCTCAGATGTAATATCTCGAATAACGAGTTCCACATCTACCATTGGAGAAATGAGTCCAACCCCGTAATTCCATTGATAGGCGTTTCCGATGATCGGCGGAACTTGCCAGTTATCAGGAGCCGTCAATACCGCGCCTGGACGGCATGGAATATGCACTCCACCGATGATAATACATGCTTGGTAAAAAGGTGTGTTTGCCGTTGCACTCATAGTTATGCCTCTATGCGCGCCAACGGGGGGAATTGGAGCTTTCTCTAACTTATATTATGCTTTTGATAAATCTGTTAATTTTCGTTTTCGTTCGGTACATTGTTCGACAAGTAATTCTTGTACGCGGTCGCCATTGCCTGTGCGCCTGTCGAAGTGACATGTACAGGTCTTTTCGGAATCGATACGCCATTCTTAAACGTATGCCCGAACTGATGCGGCGCCGCATAGATTAGTTTCGTTCCCATCATGATATCGCCGGTTTCATCGTCTATTTTTTCAACATGATCGGGGCTGTTGAGTGTGCCCCATGAATCGCGAAGGCGACCGGAAATGATAAGGATCGTTTCTGCGCTAAATCCTCCGTTTTGAAGGAGGCGCGGCATAACCTTACCTTTTTTAGTCGTCGGCGTAAGTATTCCGATTAGGCGCTCTTTTTGCGCGATTGTCACAGGAGACAGAGGCGTCCATGAAGGATCGCCTCCGACTTTGAACTGGCTTCGGATATCCGCCCTCATGGCGTTCGCCACCGCCTTCATGAGCTTTTTACGATCCGATGCGCGCCCCATAAGCTCGCGTATTTTTTTGTCGAGTTCTTCCGTCTCCACATCGAGAATCAGCCGTGCGCCAAACGGGAGATTGATGATATGCTGCATTACGAACGGCCCTTCGGAGGTTTCCCGTAGATATCGACCGTTCCTTGCGACATGCGAGAAGGTAGCCTGATATCGGTCACTTCGAGCAGTAAATCCCCTTCGACTGTCGGTTCGAGTTTGTACTCGCCGTCCGAAACGATAGTGGGGGTCGTGAACTTTCCATTCTTTCGATTTGTAACCGACGCATCGGAACATATATCGACAATGAACTTACGATTCGGTACGATATCGCCACCCGCGATACGAGACAACCCACTGACAATGAGCTTGCATGTCCCATCGTTCGATAGCTTCGAGTTTGACACGATTGCTGTCGATATCGCGGCTCCGGCGTACGAATTGGCGTCTATGGAATCATGAACCGTGAAATCGGAACTAGCGGTCATTGACGCGAGCATTAATTCGGGAGCGAATATCCAGTTAGCTACGTATTTTGTGCCAGGAAAGAGGACGTTTGCGAGATATTTGAAATCTTCGGATATCAACGCATTATAAGGTCCGCCGTCGCCGGTATTGAAATAGGCAAGCGCTTCTTGTATCCCTTTTTTATAACCAGCCTTGAGGCATGTCGTTTCGAGCGCCGCATACACGCCGTAGAGTAGCGACTTCGATAGCTTATTACCGCTCGTTTGAACGACGAGTCCCTTTGCAGGCGGTCCCAACGTTTCGAGCAATGAGTAATCGTGAGCGTAAAGCAGATATTCCTGAAAATCGGAGGCAACTTTAGCGGCGCCCCAACTCTCATTAGGGTTCTCGCACTTCAAGCCCACGCCATGTCCACTGATCGAGCTACCCGTCAATGCGCGGTGGATATTCACCATGAAATCCGTGATATTTGTGATGTTTTCGGCTGTTAACATGATTAAATCCCAGGAGTAGTCTGACAATCCTGAATGTTTGCAAGCGCCGTCCATATGATCGATACGATCGATGCAAACTTATTATCGTCAAGTCCCACATCTTCTACGTCGCCGCGATGAGTTGACGCTTCGGAAAGTTCGATTCCAGTTGGTAGACTAAGCGCCACATAATCCTTTTGGTTCAAAATAGCCATGAGCACAGATGCGAACTTTGAAGCCTGCAAAGTAAAGGGGGTTCGGTCCTGATGTAGGACCATGCAATAGATTTGAAATTCATATGTGACTTGCTTGACGTAAGGAAAAGCTATCCATTCAAACCGCTCGGAGGGTTTCGTAATCAAAATGCTCGGGAAGTCTCGTATGGCGCGAGCGTCCCCGAAAACAACATCCTTTATCTTCGTGCCAGGGATAACGGCGGAAAGAGCTATATCGATCGCGGGTTTATTTTCGAGCAGGATTGATTGAAGCGTAAGTCCGCATGAGTTGAGATTCGTATCGGCGGTGAGTCCGATCCATACCGGATATGATGCAGTCGTTCCGTCGGTATCTGTCGCCCATACATACCAAAGAACAGGCGCGGAAAATGTGATCGTGTATTCGGTGGATGATATTTCAGATGCGGAAACGGAAGATGATTTCGATACATCCGGAGTTCTCCCGGACACAAATGATACGGCGCCATTAGGGGTCCCGGATAGCGCGACAAGGCAAGTCGAACCGTCATTGTTACTGACTATGCTTTTGATTTTAATACCTGTCGCCATCAGGATGCCTCCCGCGCCATTTCAACTATTTTCGCCCTGCCTCTTATGACCATTCGCTTCAAATGATCTACCCCACTGACTTCACTGACCGCCGACAGGTTCGATCCCGAGATACCCGCAATAAACGCTTTTTTTTCGTTCTCGCTAAAGCCTTCGAATATAGCATCGAGTGGAAGGTAAACTATTTTACCGTTGCTTTTGAATGATATCTCTTTTAAATCTTCTTTTTCCGCTTCGGTATGATCCCGGTCCATGTAAACTTCTAGCAGCTCTCTTGTCGCTTCTGTAAAAACCGATGGATGCCGGTTCGTATATCGCATAATCATGATGCACCGATTGCGAAGTATCTGCATGAACCAAGGTCTTATTTTGCGAGAAAGATCGAAACGGTGTTCCGCTTTAAGCGCGTCTATCAAAGCCTCTTGAAGCGCATCCGCGCCGGTATAGTATCCTGCCTTTGAACGATAGGGAGAAGGAGTATAAAAATAGCTACCATCCTTAACTACTCCTTTTCCAACTATACCCAGCCAGTAAGAGGCCAGACGATTATAAGCTTTTCGCTGTGTTTCCACTTCGTCGAGCAACATTGCTCGAAACTTTTTATTAGGGCCTACGATGTCGGGTTCTTGAGGGGTTTCCATAGTTTTGCTTGTACTATATCTAAAACCGGATATCCTCGTACGACTTGACCTTTAATTCCATAGTCTACGATTTGATATCTCGGATAATAATCATAAACAATCGAATAGGGCGTCCCGGAAGTGGGAGCGGCGGCGTAATTTTTCCAAACTAAACGCTTTCCTTCGCTTAAAATAACGTCAGAACCATAGGAAAATTTATTAGTCGCGGTTCTAATATCAATGATACTCGCAGCTGGCCAATAAAGCAACGTATCATCCGCTATGCTATAGTCAATATTTGTATAATTCCTCGAAAGTGAAGTGGATATAGTTAGGTAAGTATTGCTCGAAACACTTTGAACAACCCCATGTTCTTCCCCTATATTGAGGATCGAGCCAATCGGCGCTTCTTGCGTGAATGCTGTACCAGCGCCGACAACCGACGCGCCCGATACTGTGACAAGCCCCAAACCTTCAAATGACGACTGGTTGCGAACGAGTGACTGCTTTTGTGTGAATGTTCTGGAATCATTGGGGGTTCTTCCTAAAACTATTTGATCGTAAATGGATAATTTAAAGTTCGTCGAATCGAGAGCAAGCACCACATCGGATGCTTCGAGCGTTCCTTGAGGGTAAAAGCGTTGCGCCATATGAGCACCGACTGCGATAGCAAAATATTCGCCTTCCTGCGGTTCGAGTATGTACGCGCCTTCAAGCTCCGATGATGACGTTTCACTTTCTCCGGTTTGCTCACTGTAGGTGGGGTTCATGATCGCTCTCCACCATCGGCACGAGATTGCGTTCTCGCTAGACTGTATGCGCGCCGCAAGGGATTGAGTGGAGAACGACGTAGACGGCCTCCATGCGGGGCCAGGATAGGGGATGTTCTCTTGTGTAGGCATTAGATCCACGCCATCGGTTTCATCGTCTCAGTGTCTTTGAGAAGCGCCATGAAATCATTCACGGTATCGGTTAACTGTTTTCGCTTCTTTTCGAATCTGTCGTACATACGAGTTTCTGATACTCCCGCGCCGGATGTAGTCACAGAGAGGAGACCCGCGTCGGCCAGTTCCGATATATCGTCAAGAACCGCAAGCGCGGCGTATGATTCAAGTGCGCGGACAAGATCCTGCCATTGGTCGAGCAATCCCCATCCTGTCGGAAGTCCTATCATGTAATCGATGGATATCCCGTTAGGAAGTTCGGTACGAGATCCGAATCCGAGTTCTAACAGCGCGTACCCAGCTAGAGCGCTTGCTACAGTAAGAGTTCCGAGAGTTGGTACGACATGATAAAGTCCAACATTGAGCTTTGTTTGCTGCCAGTTTCCAGGCATGAGAAAAACGGTCTGATCGCCGAACATAACTCTGACGCGCTGTACCTGCAATACCGGCTGATGTCTAAGTTTTAGCCTGAACCACATCTGCGCATCATCGTTATAATAATCGTACCTGTCCTCATGAATGACTTCGAGATTATTGGGATTGGGGTTCGTGCCGTCGTAATCGCCCCACACCTGTTTTTGGTTGATCGATACCTGAGTTTTGCGCTCAAACAGGCGGGTTTGGGAGTCAATGGCCTTTTCGATGTTTCTATCGTTGTAGACGTAATCGTTAGGGAGCGACGCGGCTGCATCGAGCCAAGGCTTTAACCCGACTATTCGAGCCTTTACTCCGGATGGTTTAATTTCGCAGGACATAAATTAACGCTTTCAAACGCTCGTGAATTGAACTATTATTGGCGGATCAGTATAGTGAGTATCGCCGTTAGCAAGCACAATCTTAAAACGAGATCGGTATCTCCCTGATAGCGCCGAAGTATTTCCCCACGTCCCGAACGTGACGATCCCAGGAGACGTTTGGGTAACGGTGACTGATGATCCGGATATACCTGAAACGGGATTCCCTTCCTCGTCAACCATAATAAAAGTAGTCGCAGCGCCCGTTAGGTCCGGCAAGTTTTTCATCGTGATCGAAACATCGTTTTGTCCACTTACCATCGATAATAGCGGATATCCCGTTCGGATGTCCTTCGGTAAAACGAAAAGTTCTCCTGAACTACCCTGATTGCTTGCGCCGCACGAAACGGGCAGAAGGTCAGCCGCAAGAACCTGCAATGAAGAAATAGCAGATTCCATCACGGCGAGTTCGTTATAAATGCCTTGGATCATCTGAAACGTTGCCCCCGCAGGTGTAGATAATCCTTCGAGCACTAAATTTTGCGACATGAGACCTTCGGTTAAAAGTCCGTTATACATTTAAATTACCTGCGTAGGCGTGAGGGTCGTAGGGTTAGTCGCATTGTCGAGTGCGAACTGAACGGCCAAAGTTGCTTTGTCGATATCGTAAATTGCCTCGGTCGATCCGATGACAGACTTCTTACCATTCAGATTCACGTAAGCCGACTTTAAGCACTGTTCTAGTGTAATCGATGTTCCGCCTACGGTCACGATAATCTGCGATAGATTCATATTGGCAATACCGCCAGACAAGAATCCTTGATTTGTCAGTCCGGATTGCACATCCACTACAATCGCGGTATGGTCCGAGTTGCTCAAATAATCGGTAGGAAGGTTATTCACCGCAATTGAACCGTTCGAATCTGCGGCTATTGGATTCGATGGGTTCTTGAGAATGGCGCTTTTTACTGAGGCAATAAGTGCATTGAAAAAGGCTCCGAATGTTCCAGACCCATTGAACACCGACAGTGCTGCTCCCCAGACCTTCGATGCTGGATCTTGACCCGTAGCATATCCCCCAACTGTAATGTTACTTGTAACTGATCCCACTGATCCTGTCAAATTCCCTTGTACGCTAGAAGCAATAACATAGCCAGAGCTATTCGTAGCAATGGGTTGTGTAGGAGATACGAGGATCGATCCTACCAAACCATTTACCCATGCCCCAAAAGTCGATGCAGCATTATAAGTTGTGAGCAAAGCGCCCCAAACAAGTGAAGCAATTGAAGAGTATAGGATTTCTTTGGTTGTTATTGTGTCCGACGCATAAGCAGATATCGCAGGAATAGACCAGACAATTTGACAAGGTAGATTCCACAAAGTGCTTATTGTGGTGTTTGCATAATAAATTCCACTACCTGCAACTAACTCGGACACTCCTGATGTAGTGTAAGCTACAATTACAGCGCCAGTAAAATCGTAAACCGTATATCCTATACCTGATGAAACTGCATATCCTGACTTAGCAGAACCGAAATTAACTTGAGCAGTATAATTGATTGTTGCCATAATTATTTCCTATATTAAGAACCAGTTAGTTCCGTTTGAGACTATTCTTGCTACTGCATACTGTGAAGATAGACCATATGTCGATGCCCCATCAATAGTCTGTGAACTTGTAGTAGTCAAAGTTACAGCATTTGCAGTGGAGTCAGTTTTTTTAACAGAAATCTTCCTGCCTATACAAGTTGTAGCATCTGGAAGTTGGAAGTTAAAGGCCGCACTTGTTGCGTTACAAAGCGCAATCGTATCTTCAAAAACTTGAAAATTACTTACGGCAGCAGTAAATGAATATACTTGCATATTATTTCCTTTTAAACAATGTAACCTGGGCCAGTAATATTTGGAGTGAATAATGTGGTATTAATGGTGGACGCCATTAATGCAGCCCCTCCACTGTTAGGATGTGTCCCTCTACTGTCTCCGAGATAGACGTATCCAACTTTCCACAATCCACTATTTAATGAACTCTCTACAGCGTTTGCAGCGTCAAAATATCCAGCTAATGGGTGTCCTGTTTGTCCAGCAACAATAGCGCCAGAAGTCCCTGCAGCTACAGCTACACCACTAATCATGGGAGCACCACCCCTTAACCAGGTATTAAAACCAGTGCGCACTGCTTCATAGGAATAGATGCTTTGATTTGCTAATGTAGCCCAATTATCTGTCGAAGAAGTATTTGGAGTTATAGTAGTCTGCCAAACACGAGAACCATACCTACCCAATGATTTCCATCCAGAAATTGCAGATGACTGTAAGAAGGAAAGAGTATTCAATGCTATTATATTATTAATCCCCATGTTAGTGATAACATCCGTACACCCGTACATCATTTCATATCTTGGTCCAGGAGCGCTACCCCATACGTCACCATTAATCGCAATCATCATATGAGGGATTGTATTAGTAAGAGACCTCCTGCCAAAACCATGCCCATAAATAGAAATGTTGTCGGAATCACCCAATCCTGCCATTATATTATCCCCGTGAAGTCCGACATATGGAATGTTTTGTCCAGAATCTCCAATGACACAAGTAGGACAATAATATGATCCTACACCAGATATAGTCCCGCTAATTGTTTTATCTAGCTGACCAGAATTATAACCAACATCAGCGGCTTCACCCCAGGCACTAACTGGAGCTTGTATTGAACTTATGTATGGTATGTTTGGGCCTTCTACGTGAGTTCTTATCCAAAAATTAACCCCTTGTGATAAAGGAACTGCTATCGGGTCGCTGATAATAAAAGAACCAGGAGAAATATGACCATCAATTTTTCCATTAAAAAATGCTTGATAATAAACACCTGATGTATATTCTAAGCTACCACGAATATTAAGTGGCTGAGAAGTATTTAAACCGTAGCTGTAATAAGAGGTGTAAACTAATCGTACAAAAGAAGTCGCTCGATTAGTAATATAACTCTTTCTCGAATTACAAGACACTACCGTAGGAGTTGACCAATCATTATCGAAAGCTATAGATTCGTTAGCTACTGGAACCCCGGGTATTAAAGCAAATGGATGACTTACTGCTCGATTTAGCCCTGCGAGATCGCTCATTACTGATGGAACATAATTCGTCATATAAATCCTACCTAATTTTCTGGTTTATCTTGAGACGTGCTCACGAGGCCTAAATAAAAACTAATTTAGTATTTCAAAAGCTGAAACCCCTAAAGCAGTAGCAAGATCATTGATATGATCTACTTCATCTACAAGTATTTCTTGTAAAACACTCACAATAACATCGCGTGATTAACTAGAATGAGTTTGAGATTTTTTTGCTCTCCAAGCCTTAGCGCGTTCTCGCGCTGATATCTTTTTAGCGTCAATCGCATCGGGAGAGTCCCCAACCTTCGGATCTACTTCATCCTCTTCGATATCATCTTCTGCATCTTCTTCATGCTTAGAAAATCCCGGTACGCTCAAATACTGAGAGGCGAGTTCGTCATCGATATCGTCGGTGATTTTACACGCTATGTTTTCGGTATCGTGGAGATCGTATTCTTTCCCACTTATGTTAATTTTCCTGATCGCTGGATGAATACATATTTTTAACTTCATGATATTTTCCAAAAAGCCGCGTAAGAACTTTTCCCACGCGGCTTTAATTATCCCGAGACTATGCCGTGTATCGACCGATGTTTCGAATGACCGTGTGGTGCCTTGCCACCATAAGCGCAAGCGTTCCGAATAGCAACTCTCCGAACTGATCGGCCATGAGCAGATTAGGTAACGCCCGCTTCATGAGCGGTAGTAACTGATACCAACCCCAACCAGAGATACCATTCTTCGCTTCGGTGATAAGATAGGACTTATCGGCGCCGGGGATCGAATAGCCGTTGTCGTAGAGAACGGCATTGCCCGCAATCGGTGTCCCTGTCTCGCCGAGGTACTGATAGCTTGCCCAAGACGACGCATTCGCCGAAGGAGCGCGATACCATCGGAACTTAACGATATTTCGCGGATAGGTCGAGCCAAGTCCCGTTACGGCGGGAGTGGTCGTGTCAACGGTAAGAGCGACAATCGGATCGCCTGTGCTAACAGTGACCGCCGAAGCGCCCGTAAGAGTGCCAGCCGCCGAAGCGCCATACACCCAAGGGAGACTCTCCCATCCCTGATAGACGATGCTCACAGCGTAGCAATATGTGCCAGCCGATAGTCGGTTCGAGTTGTTTCCACCGGCAGGGAGCGAAGGCGCAGGAACAGCACCGGAATCCGTGTTTCGCGTGAAGTTTCGCCAGAAGTTGCCAGTTCCGGCAACCGCAGGCGTAGGAACAGCGCCGGAGTTCGCAAACGGGCTTGTTCCCCACACCAGGGCAAGAGCATCAACAGTAGAACTGTTTCGCATCTGTCCCGTTAGACCAGGGCCTTCCATCGCGAGCGGGTGATTAGCTCTCAGGAACTTCGCGGCGCCAAGTTTCACCTTGCCTCCCTGATAATCGAAACTGTCGGGAACAAACTTGAAACCATTCGTATTCTGATCGATTCCAAAGCGGCCTTGCGGGAATATTGCATTTGCGATATCCGCTTTGGTTGTCCAGCTGTTGATCAAAAGCGAAGGATTTCCGAATTGAAGCGCATTTTGAACACAGATATCTTGCAACATCTGATACGAAAGAGCCTGTCCGCCAGCATCGTAGATCGATCCAACCGAATCTTGAGGGTTGATATCAAGATTTTGAATGATCTGCGCTTCGATTCCGTTATACTGAGTGTTCGACAGAGTAGAATCCCCGTTGAACATGTTCAATTCGGCTCGGGCCAAAAGCCGAAGCGTAGCGGCGGTCTGCGCGGCCACTTCTGGATTTTCGATATTCTGAACCAGCGAAGCGACAACCGAAACCTGAGCGGCAGTGATAAGGAACTTGACATTCTGCAACTGCCTGCTGAATCCGGCGTCTTCCGCGTTTCCGTTAAAGTTGCCATCAAGTCCGCTCTCGGGAGAGAACCCGTCGCCCTGAGAGTTGTAAGTCGTGAAGTTGGTCCATTCCACGGCAACGCTCTTGGCGTCTTTATGCGGGATGTTCTTCATGACGAAAACATCTTGATTGTCGAACGAAACGCTTTGAAGCGTCTTTTGCAGGAACTGAACACGCAGAGCGCGCCCCCCCGTGTCTCCAGCCTGTACGATGCCGTTTCCGGTCGTAAGGGCCTTCATCATCGGTTCGTCGCTGTCCGATACCGCCTTTAATAGCGGGACATTCGCTTCGATGATCGCGTCATTGACTTGGCGAATGAACTTAGGGTCGCCGGAACTGAGAGCCTTTGCAAGGGCGCTCGCACGGACGACTTCCTGATTATCGGCCTCAGATTGCAGAGCCGCAAAACCTGAGCTCGAATAATCTTTCGGCATTTGTTCAAAACCAGGAATACCTTCGATTGCATACCTAGTAGAAATATCTTGTTTCATAATATTGTCATTCCTATCTCAGGGGGAACGACGGGGGGAGTCGTGCGCCTAAAATTATTCGATTGCCTTTTTCAATGCCGCAAGAGTTTCGACGCTCGGATGATTGTCGAAAGCGTCGAGTTCGGCAATACGCTTGCCGCCTGACTGCAAAGCGACTGCGCGAGATCTAACGTTGGAAATATCGGCGCCTTCCACTTTTTCAGCGGTTTTGGTGACTGACTTTTGCAGAATGGTCTCGTCCAAAATCTTCCGAGTTTTGACTTCAGGAGTTGTCTTGGCGAGAAGATCTTGCGCTTCAGATTGACTTGTGATCGACTTTTTCAGTTCGGCGTTTTCGGTTGCCTGCGCATCGAGAGCCTTCTTCAAAGATACCTGCGATTCGGCGATTGCCTCAAAGCAGTCATCCAAGTGGCTGATAATCGGCGCAAGCGCTTTTTTGAGCGCTTTTTTTGTGCCCTGAGAATCGGATTCGGTGAGCGCTTTTTGCAAGTCCGAAACTGCTTTCGCGACCGGAGCAATCTGCGCGGCAACCTGATCGGAAATCGCCGAACACATCTCGTCATAATCGAGAACGCGGACTTCGGGATCTTCAACGGACTTCTTCATCTTTTTGGATTTTGGAGTTTCATCCTCGTCCTCGTCATCCTCGTCGTCGTAATCTTCGTCATCCGAAGGCGGAGTCTTTTTCTTTTTAGCCTCGTCTTCGTCTTCATAGCGTTTGAATGCCATTTTTAATACTCCTGGGAGATATACTCCGATATTTCTTCTGCTTGCTCAATACTGGCGCCTCTTTCGATTAGCACCTTAGCAAGCTCGCTCATTTTGCGGGACCGCCGCTTTCGTTTTCGCGAGGGGCGATTCCCTCCGACTAAAAATTGTTCTCTAAGCGCTTCGCCTCCGGTGTCGCCATTTTCGACTATTCCGCCGCCGGTCGTAAGCGCTTTTGCAAAATCTGTGCTAACCGGCTCCCATTCGCTTAGAATAGTGTCGGCGCTTGATGCTCCAACAATCGCTTTCGCGACTTCTACAAGTCCGGCAGGAGGCAATCCGGCTTGAATAAACTGATCGTAACCTTTCGGCTGAGGCGCTATAGTCACTCGGATTATTCTTGTGGGCGTTGTAACCGGAACGGGACCGCTGCTCCGAACGCCTGAACCCTCTATCGAATAACCGCACTTCATCCCGAGTGGGCTTGTGATATAGTTCCACGCCTTATCCCATAGCGGTTCCTTGCCAGGCGTCGATGAAGGTTCTGTTCTAAGCTGTGTCGCAAGCCAAGGGATTCCCTGAATCAGCGTTTTTCCGATTGCCTTGCCTATGATAACATCCGGGTCGGGAGACTTGGAAAACAGGTGGCACCAATCGACAACCGCACCTAGCTTGAAAAACTCGTCAAGCGCCTTCCATACTCCCGACTGGTTCAGAATATCGCCATCAAAGTCAACTTTGCTCGAAGCAACAGGACCCGATACAATCCGCTGTCCGTTTTCGTCAGGTCCAGCCTTTTCGATAGGAATCCATGCGTTAAATTTCAGTTGTTCGGTTGCATAATCCATAATAAAAAAAAGCTTCCCAATCCTCAGTGCATTTGCACTCAGAACTAGGGAGCGTTGCTCCAGAGCTTGTCAGGCTAATTTTACGACATATAAAGTTTAGAACCCAACACCCCCCGAAGATTATTGGGTTCTAACTTATATTATGTCTATGCCTTTTTTAAATTTCAGTTCACTTAGATATCCATCCTCCGGCGTCTTTCGATACGCTGTAATCAACAGGCGAACCTAAGAGCATAGCATTCATTTCAGTTTGAACGATCGTCGCCTTTGCTTTGAATGGTGCGTACTCTCCCCATCCGGTACTGCCCGCGAGCCATGTATGAGACGTTAGCCCCGCAGCGAGAGCCAACCGAAGGACAACCCCGTTTCCGTACACTCCCATCAAATAGCCTGCGCCTTTGATAGTTTGTTGAAACGCAGCCAGGTATTTCTGTATCTCGGGCCAATGCGTTTCGTTCGCATCAAAATCTATCGTTGTAAAGATCGGTTCGCCTTTAGGGAGCAAAACGATTTTCGCGTCATTAATAGACATAATCGCATTGTTGTTTCCCTTTGAAGTTGTGAAATAGCCGCTATTGTATCCATCGAGATTAGGATATCCGTTTTCGCAGCAAAACCGTACGGATATACCATCCGCCGCGTATCGAAGACATGATGCGTGAGTGGGGTGTTCTTTATACTGGCTATCGCTGAAAAAATACCCAGCGACAGACGTAATGCCTTTGGCTTTGAGTTCGGATGCTTTGTAGGAGAGCGTGTTAAATTTTGGTGTGTCGATCATATTAGGCATTCGGCGCCTTCTTCTGTATCTTTCGCACAACGAAAAGCGAAACGTCGATCAACACACATGCGAGAAACAATGTCAAAAAAATGACCGTTGATGTTCCCGAAAAATTGAACGACCCGAAAAAATATGATATATCGCTAAATTGCCATGTTTTTTCAGAAATCGTTGGAGTTAAAACATACAGACCATACGATAAAAATCCAATCACTGAAATCAATGCAAACAGTTTTGTAAACATTAAATTTTTCTTTCGCTGATATTGTCCTGATAAGGTGTATAGCAATCAGGGCAATCGTTCATAAAAATAGGTTCTCCGGTTTCAGAGAACTTCACCGCCGGCCGGTTGCCGCGATAGCATATTTGCTTCCCCTGAATCGTAGCAACCGGTTTCCCGCAGTGTTTGCAGCGAATAGCTACATCGTTGCGGGCGCGTTTAATTATGATCTTAGAGTTTTGGATCATCGCTTGAATTGGCGAATGGAAGTGATAGCGCACCCCGGGAACTGAGATAAACCGATTGAAGCGCCGTGAGAAGAACCGAATGAACGATATCCGGATCGGGTAATGTCGCTTCTACGTGCGCATTCCCGTTTTCTTCGACTGTCACTTTTATAATAAGATTTTCGTGAAGATATTTCACGTTATCTTGTACTTTTTTTCCTTCTGCTATTTCTTTTGGACTCATATTTTCCCCTTATTTATCTCATATTCTGTTCTTGTGTCATACGAACTTTCTCCGGTAGCCATATCGGTAAGATACCAATCGTCTCTAACCTTTAACCAGTCAATTGACCAATATCCGCCAAAATGCCTTCCGACCATTTCAGACTGCTCTGATAAAAACTTGAAATCTAATGGTAAGTGACTAATATATGCAAGAAGCTGTTTCCAGTTTTCATTATCTGGCTTTTCAATGCTATGCTCTGGCCAATAGGGTTGAAAATGATCTAATATTCCGTTTTTAACGAATATTCTGAATTCCTGGACAATCGGCATTTCACCCCAAAAGGCTTTGAATTGCGGCTTTGTAGGGAGCATTTCTCGCACGACATATTCGGTAACTGGCAAGTCTACCATCGCGCAAAACTCATTGATATGAAGCATATGTAAAGCTACATCATCTTCGCTTCCTATGCAGCAGGTGTCTTTCCAATCGTGCTTCGCGGACGTTAATCCACTGCGCAAAAAGCAAGGATAACCCATTCGATTACAAGCATCTTTTACTTTTTGAACATAGTCATCATAACCATCGATAACAGCTCCTTCACCGAAACCTAATTCAGAAATATCGCTACCGAATTTAAGAATATCAGTTTTAGGAACTTTCACGTTAAGTTCTAATAACCTCGGGAACCAAAAAGAAAATTGGTTTGGTTCGTGTCCATTAACCCAGTTTGCATGACCAATTGCAAGATCTTTATCGGTAGGCATTTTGAAGTTTTTTACCAATTCATCAAAATCTTCTCCGCTCATATTGATATTGTCGCATTATTTGGGAGTCGGATTAACCGAACTTGATATTTTCCTTCGCATTCGGTTTTGGTGAAATCGATTCGTGGAGTGCCACTGATTAGCTCAACCGGCACACCGTTTAATTTACTCGCGCCATTGTTTTTCGTTTTCACGCAAATAGCGTATATGATCGAATAGTACAGGTCTTTCGTAAGACGCAATGAGGATGCCGCGTATAAAGGTTTAGGGTGCCCGATCAAGTACGTGAACAAGCTAACCTGATCCGATGTTTTTAGCGGTAGTTTTATATTGGACATAGCGAATTCGCTATACAACTCATGGCACTCTTTACCGCAAAATGGACAAATATCATCATCGGATGAACACCCGCAATGAGCGCACATTTTGACCTGACCCGGTGCTGTTATCGATATTGGTTCAAACACAAATCTATTATACCGGCGCGTCGCTTAAAGTTCACTGGACTTGTCGCCTATTGCGCCGCCCATTGGTTGAGCGCCAGGTTTATCCGTCGCGCCATACGCCATGCGCTTTGCCTGTCGCACACGTTGCAATCGTGCGTGAGTACGCATGTAGTCGAGCATGGCGCGAGCGCTCCCCCGATTGAGTTTCCCCTCGCGCCTAATCGCTTTATCGACATATGGCTCAATGCGTGATAGCTTAGCAACAAGTTGAGTTTCTTCTTCGCTCATTTTTCCGTGATGCGCCGCAAGATCGGCTCGGGCCTGATCGTACTGAGAGGCCGCCCTGCCCATTTCTTGCGCAAGGCGCTTGTCGGCGCCGTCATAATCAAAGTTTTTGATTGCCAATTAAGACACTCTCCAATCGCTTTACGTGCGCGGCAAAACCGGCATTGGGGTTCGCCACCGGGCGCCCCTCTTTTAATATTCGAAGCGCTTCATCGAAACTCAGTTTAGTCCCTCTCATAAGAACCCCCAATGTCACGTAGCTTGATCTAGATATTCCCATACCGCAATGGATAACAGCATCGAAGTCGTTATCGAGATAGGCTATAATCGAATCGACAAGCGCAAGATATTCATTGTCCGGCAATACCGCGTTTGGCGCATCTTCGATTGCTTCGGTTATCACCGCTATGATATTATGACCGTTGTGTACGGCCCGATGATCGCAAAATGTGCCTTCCATTTGCACAACAACAAGTTTACGAGGTATTTTGAATATTTCGGCGTTGATGCTCCCGCTTTGCCAAACGTAACCGCCGCGAACCGACGCAATGCACGAATAGCCTTCGATCTTAGGCTGTTCGGATGCGCACATATAGCGCCTATGCTTAAATCGTCCTTCTGGATTAGGAGAATTAAAGTCGTTCACCAGCTGCCTCCTCAATCGTGCTTAAATGTTTCGCGAGAACATCCGATTTACCCGTATCGTCTGATAGTTTCGATAGGAGGGCTACTTCCGGGAGCTTGATTCGAGTATTTCGAAACTGCCTCATCTGCTCCACAGGGTGATCTGTCATAATCGTCGTTGCGCGTACGTTGCGTGTCTGCCCCTGCCTAAAATGACGGTGGTCGAGTTGCTCTTCCATGCTCGGGGTATCGAGAGGGTGCATTTTTATCAAATGATCTATGCCCTGCAAGTTAACGCCATAGTTCGCCGCATTTGAGAGCAATACGCCGTCTGTGTCGTTCTTCCGATCGTTCACCGAATCGATAGAGTTCTTCGTTGCCTTATCGTCGTCGGCGCCGGTGATCGTCTTAAGTTTGGCGCCTTTGAGCGATTTACCGGCATTTCGCAACGGGTTGAGTTCGAACGAGTAGATACCGACTCTGTTTTGAGGATCACGATTCTTTTCGTCGGCGAAGATCTTTTGAACAGCTTCGAGTTTTGGATTGATAAGTTCTCCGTTTTCGCCTTTGACTCCGGCGGTGAGAACTCGTTTGATCCTCGCGTCTCGTCTCAGTCCTGCCGCTTTTGAGATTGATGGATCTTCCGCCGCCTTCTCTTTTCTGTACGCCGCGTTGATACGCGCAATCGCGGTTCGCTGCTGAGGAGCTGTCTTTACGGTGATTGTATTCCTATCGAGTGTAAGCGGCTCTCCTGATGCGCCTTTAACATCCTTGAAGTATGAGACCATCGAACCGCTAAGACGCGATCGAAGTGCGTTCATGGCTTCTGGTGAGAACATGTTATCGGACCCCTGCGCAAGGCGTTTCCACTCCTCGGAAAATTGCTTCTGTGACCCGTACTGTCCGGGGAAGAGGGAATTTAAACTTGACCACAATTCAGAACTGTTATTTTCGATCAATGTGCCGCTCATGTAGCTAGCATATTCCGATTTTGCGAAGTCCGCGGCCGCTTTTGCCATGCCGCTTCCCGATCCTTCCGTTTCGCCGATTGCGAACCGATGTGCCTCATCGGCTATGAACATAGATTTCTCGCCGCCAAAACCAGCGTCCATCAATTCCTGATGATGATTGCGTAAAGCATCGGGAGAAATGACCATGATCTTTTTCTCACCGCTCTTGATTTGAGCAAGCGCCTTTTTGAATCCGGAACCTTCGGGAATGACAACTTGCCCCGCCATCTCCGGAGAAAGGAACTTTGATGCCTCACCTGTCGGACCGCCTTGTTGCGCCTTTGGTTTTGCGGGCATTGATATGAGCGCCTTGTCGATCTTACCTGATGAAATAAGGTCCGCCGCCGCCGCGTACGCCACTGACGTTTTGCCGCTGCCTGCGCCGTATGAGATAACCACATGCTTATTTTCTACGATAGCCCGCGCCGCAAGTTCCTGATGCGATTGCAACCTGATATTTGAGTTGAGTCCTTCGGGATGCCAATCACCAGGGTGTTCGTCAACTTCTTGGCGCAAATCATCCATTTTGGCGTTTCGGTCGCTTTCTTCCGCTTTGTGTTCGGTAACGAGTTTCGTTATCTTGTCAGGCGCTATGTCGATACGATATCCGCCGCCTTCGCCCGATGCCGCCTTCTCAACGCTGTAATCGCCTTCCGCAAGTCCGAGAGAGCGGGCAAGCGCGTGAGTTGCGGTCTGGTTAGATCCGCCTTTTATTTGAAGCGGTCGCGTCGATGGATGTTCGAGGTGATGCGCAAGCGCCGCCGCCGCCCGGAGCTGACCGCGAGCGACATTCAGGAACCGGTATTTATTTGACGCCATGTTCGCAGCGAGGATTGATGCTTGCGCCGTCGTAACCGCGCCATCGCCGACCGCCGCCGCGTCTTTCGCATTCTGTACAATTCCGTCCATCTCGCGTACTCTATCGATCGCAGCGGCAACAGACGATACGGACTGTTTAGCAATCCGGTCGCGCAGACCTTCTGCAAGCCCTGACGCATCGCCATGATGTTTCAGATATTCTGCCGCAACTCGCGCCGCATCCTCTACACCAAGCGTTTTGACCGCGATAGGCGATAGGATAGCGTTCCCCGTGATATTCGAGGTAAACGAGTTAAGTCCATCCATCGCGCCATTAGCCTGATTGCGGTTTCGAGTGACTGTCGGCGCGGCATTGGTCGAGAGAACAAGGTTCGTTTGGTTGTCTACGTCAAGACCATTGATATACTTGTCGAGATTTTGCTTCTTAGCCTCTTCAACCGATAGCGGTCGTACATCGGATTCGATGCCCTTTACCGCCTCTTGGTCGCCGGTGCTGAGAGCGCGTTCGATAGCGCGGGCCTTAGCCTTGAGCTGAGAGATATTAGCCGATGAAGTGACAAGCGAATCGATCTGATCGGGTGTGAGTTTCTTGACGAGCACTTTACCCGATATCTTTGCTTTGAATTCGACGGTAGATCCGTCATCGTCTCCTAGCGCCCGCATAGCTGCTTTGTTGAGCGCTTTGTCGATAAGTTGTCTTGCGACATTCTTAGCTTCCGATTCGGCGCGCCCGGATGCATCCTCTGCAAACTCCTTTTTCTCGGCAGGAGTTGCGTCGGGATGTTCCTTTTGAGCGCGAGTAACCGCAGCTTCGCGAACCGAATCAAGCGCGTTTCCACCCGCGTACGCATCGTCAAGCATGGAGATGACACGTTGAGTGAGGTCTTCGGTTTGTTTTCGCGCCTCTTCTTTGAGAGCTTTGGCATTCTCCTTCATTTGAGCGCCCTTTTCGCCAAGCTCTTCAACCATGCGCTTTTTCTTTTCTATGCGCCGCTCTTTTCGTATTGCGGACTTAGGCGAAGATTGGCCTTTTGGTTTTTTGAATACCTGTTGATTCATCTTGCCGCCAGCGCCGCCGACAACCGTATACTCTTCGCCATTGTCGTGAACGAGCAGAGGAATGCCTTCCGTATCGCCTCCGTTAGGATGCGCCGTAATCCAACGCAGTCCACAGGATTTTGGATCTTTGTAGCATCCCTCGGCTAAAGCCTTAAAAATAGGCATTCTTGAAGATGCAAGCGTATGGTGGATTGCGTTGACCATGCGGATACGCCCGCACTTTTTGCATACGGTCGCGGGTAGCTTAAATCCGCCAATCCCTTCGACCATACACTTCAACTCGGAATTGTGTTTACATCCTTTGACTTCGCCCATACGCGCTTCGACATGATCGTAGTCTAGCGATTTTCCAATCTCCACGAACTCTCCGAACGTGAAATCCTCGGTTTGGCGCTTGACGATAACGAGAAGTGATTTTGAAAGGCTATTGAGATCATCCGGAAAAGGATCTTCATCCTTCACTTTTCCGATCTTTACCTTTTTAGCAAGCATTCGAATATAGGTTTTGAAATCTTCATCGTCGATGCTTTTCGATAGATTTCCAACCGAACCTGCAAAATCGCTCAAAACAGCGGGATTGATATACGATCCTCGGCAAACTTCCGGGGTGTTACCTAGATATTCGCTCACTTTTTTCACAACGTTTGATATAATAGTCCTGGATTGAGCCTGAGTTTTTGGCGTTGGCGCTTCTTTCAAAAGCTCTCTTGCCATTTTTGTTGCATTATAAGTGCGAAACTGTTTGGGAATGACGCCAAAAGGCTTTAAGTATCCGCGTATTTTCGTTTCGTCCATCGCAATGAGCGCGCCTTTAGGTCCATGATACTGAAAAACTCGTTCGCCCGGCAGTTCTTTCAGATGTTCAACCGCATCGGCAAGATCTGGATTATGGAATTCGCGTTGCCAATTCTTATGATGTTTTCCCGTGAAATTAACTTTTACCCTTCCGTCTTCTACGCTGATGTGTTCTTTTCGAAGCGATGAAGCGCCATACGTGTCATTCTCTTCCGAGTATTTTTCACTTCCAACTCGAAGTGATCCCTCTTTAATCATGTAGGCGACAACCGCAGCGACGCGGTCTTTAGTCGCATCAGAAAGTTTCAAGTCTTGCTTTATTTTATCGTCAATATCGTCTATGACTTCCGCCATGTGCGCAACAGAATCGATTTTGTGTGATTCTCTCTCTTTAATAGCATATTCCGAATAAGCTGATTGTGGTCGTCCCTTACTGTCAAACCATTTCGCGAGAACTTTTTCTTTCGGATCGGGATTTACCCAAACATTCCAAGAATTCGGCGGCACATAAACCCCACGCGATTTAGCCGCATCAAGTTGCTCTTTGGTCGCGATTGATCGATCTGGCGCGAACTGTCCTCCATGTATGGTTTTACCAGTATCGGGATTCGTTTCGATAGAGCCAGCTGGTTCATGACGAACAGCTTTTACGATGATAACAGCCTTCTTAAACTTCCCGGTATTGTATTTCACCTGCCGCGCTTTGTCATCCCAAAGTTGGATCATGTTCTTATCCTTAGTCGCGACAACGGGGATGTCTAAGCCAATACGCTTTAGCCAGTCACGGATCTTCCATGTAAGCGAACCGTCTTTATCGTGCGCAACTCGGGCCGTAACGATCCTAAACTGATCGCCATTTGCCATCCGATTTTTGATTCGCTTCACCATGCGGGGTATCGGCGCGCCAATCGTCGTCATATCGGTTATGTGCTTTGCGAGAGTGCCTTCTAGGTCTACGCCATACCATCCGAATGTAGGAACTTTGCCGCCAAACGGTATTTTGGTCATCCCGGACGCGAGCCATACTCGAAACTGAGGAATGGTTACGGCGTTGATATCGCCAAGCCCCTTCCATCCATCCTCATAATTCCCCATATAGACTTTGCGCGCCTCATCTTCGGAATCGCATCCCATAACGCACTTATGTTCATCGAATGCGCCGGTTTTGGGGTTTACCTGATCTACGATATAGACGACTTCGGATTCGGGATGCGGCCCGACAATTACATCGATGTGCATATCGTCGTTTCCGATAGGGGCGCGGCGCCCGTGTTCTTTAATTGTATCGTCCATGTTAAGCAACCATCGTCTTTCCTTCAAAAAAATTAGACAATCCGATTAGCTTCTTTTTTATACTGTCACGATGCCCGTAATGCCATAGTCCGCAAAACGGACATTTATAAGAAGCGAGATATGGATCATGAAAATTTCTTTGCATTTTGATAAGATTAATTACGCATTCCGTTTGCGTTTGGTATCCAATTTTGTTACCACATTTTGACCTATGTTGCAATCGCCTTATTCTTCGTTTACTGCTCACAAAATCACCTCCTATCAAGCTGTTCTGATATAGCCATAATCGTGTTTTAGCCTAACTTTCCATGCTTTACCGGTTTGGTCCACACCGCTTCGCACAGCGCCTTTTGGCGTTTCGATGCTGATATACAGTCCATGTATTTTGACATGGCCCTTGCGATAATTGCCCGCGAGCTTTTGGGCCTTTGTAGGGTTACGATTCGCTGAGATCCGCGCATTCTTGAGCTGATCGTGATCTACCGTTTTAGATATCATGCCACGGTCGCTAAAGATCGGTACATGAACTGCCTTTTGCAAGAACGAAAGCGCCTTTTTACCAGATTCTTTGATTCGTTTCATCGTAAAATTACGATTGCATGATTTGCATTTGTACGTCTCGAAGTCGGGAGCAATAAGCCCCGTATCCTTTGATCCACAACGAGGACATTTTGGCAATGAGTTGATCGTTTCCGCCGATTCCGATATGCGGGCTATGATCGGGTCGGGCGCCATGATGCTTTTGTCAATGATAAGTGGATCTCGTTGACAGGATTTCTTCACGACCACGAGGATCTTCTTCCGCTCCCGTCCTTCACGCGCCGCAATGCCGTTTCCCGGTTGCCACTTCGGGCTATCGTAATCTTCGACTGCGTGTATGATTCTCGCGCCTTTTGGGTAGGATAAAATGACGTGAGGCTCATAATCGTGATTGACGATTCGAGAGACAGTGGCGTTAACGAGTTCCTCTTTCCCGGAAGGCGACCGATCTAGCTTTACGGAGTAGACAACTTCATCGCCTACTTTAACGCGAAGTTTTCCACCGTGTTCGTATTTTGAGGAAGGCGGAATAGCCTTTGTTATTGATCCTGCCGGTTCGTGTCGCACTGATTTTAGGATTATGAGTTTCATCGTGTTTACCTAAGAAAATGATAGGTGGTTCCTTACTGTTCAATGATATAAGATACACCAACATAACCGCCGACCGGGTAATAATTGCTGTAAGCAACATATTGATATATTTGAAAACCGGAAGTGGTAAGATTTTTAATAACAGGCCACCCACCACTTCCAGACGATGTATCATACTCTGTTAGAATAATATTAGGTACAGTAGTATAAACATGCCCAAAGGTTACAGTTGCAATTAAAACAGAAGTAGACCCGGCAGCAGACCCTATCTGAGTGCTCACCAGTCCTGTAAATGTTCCCGATCTATCCGTACAGGTAGTAGTCTTTGTTAGTGTGGACAAATAAGAGGAGTTTAGTACAATCGAAGGGGTTGATGTATTCCCGGTTGATGATAGGTGGCCGTATTGATCAATTTTGAATACACCAACAAGCGTATTTGCTGTCGCGCCAGACGTTCCAGAAGCCGGTGAAGTGTAAAATGTAATTCCACCACCAACTCCAGTGCCCGTAGAAGCCCCTCCGTAAATGTTCAGACCAGCACCTGCAATATTAGAACCGATGCCTCCCGGCGCATGGATATTAACCCCAACCGGTGTAGCGGATGTCTGTCCATTCAGCCAAACATCTGTTGTTGTGTTGGTCGATGATGACCACCCAGGAAGGGTGCCGTTAGAAACTAAAGGAGCACCGTAGACACCAACCCCTAGCCTTGTCAGTAATCCTAAGCTACTGCGATAATAAAGGTCTCCTGTCGCATCTGACCCCATCGCCATAACGTTTCCGGCGCCGACAACATCCGAAGAAACTGGAAGGAGTGCTGTCCCTGATACCGTGTTAGTCCCTACAACATAATTTTTGCTATATACCGTATATGCGGAGGATGCCGACACACAATATCCTGAGCCAGCCGTAGATATGACGTTGTTTGCGATCATGTTTGGAGCTGTGGTTGCGCCATCCGCACATGAAATATCGCCACCGACTCCCGTATTTAGATTATAAATCAACGAATCCGAAACTACAAGTTGCCCCGCAGTTGCAGTGACCAAGTACCCTGCATACGAGGTGTTGATGTTAACTTTTGATAACGTCAATATCCCCGTAGAGACAAATGTGTCGGTAGGGGAGCATAAATTAACGATGCATTGTCCGGTAGATCCAACCGTCACAGTTCCGCTATTCATCTGGCATTGAGTAAACTCGCAGTATGAATTTACGTTGACATTTCCGGTAATTCCACCGCCATGAATTAAACACCTTGCTCCAGAAGTGAAATTATTGAATGTTATAGATGCGGCTGTAGTATAAAGGTTCAGTCGATAATAATAAGGGTTTTGAATGACAATATTGTGTCCACTGGCATTCAGAGTTGCCCCATTGCCATATATCGTAATCGGCACGTTCGGGAATGTTAAGTCTGAATTTTCGGTATATGTCCCCGCGGTCAAATGAATCGCTATCGCGTTTGTGGGCGTAGGAGAGAGCGCAGCGTCTATTGTTTTATATGGATATTGAACAGATCCATTCGTAACATAAGTATCGGTTCGGTTGCCATCAACATAGATATCATGCGTCGTGTTTAGGACTGTAGGCGCCGGGGTATATTGAGAGTACGACGGAAGGCAAACGAGCAATAATGTCGCAACAGATAAAATAATATTTCGTATTTTCATTGTTTAGCTCCCAGTATAAGCAATTTTGTCTGTGGTATTTAATCCAAGAATGTAAATTGAGTTCGCATTGCTTACCGTATAGGTGTAAGATGCGCCTGGCGGCAATGGGAACCCCGTAGAAGCCGTAATCCCAGACGGTCCAATATAAACCGCAGTCCCCGTATTCGTCGCAGGCGCGTATAGCGTAATCTGTTTGTTGATCGTAACCGAAGTAATCGCCGTAGCGGTCGTCGTTACCGTGTATTGACCCGATACAATAGTCGAAGGTATTGAAACAGCGCCCGCGATTGTAGATAGAGACGTATTCCCTGTCGTCTGGAGTGCGCTAGTCGATGCGCCTGTAGGGAGCACCGATGACGTGACTCCCACCGTTCCAATTGCCGCAGTGCCTGATCCAAGAACATATGTTGAAGGCCAATTACTAACATTAGTCCCCGATATTGACGATGTAAGGATGACCAAAAGGGATCTCGTTGTAGGATCTACAAAGACAGGGTTGATGCTTCCATCGCCCCCTAGTCCGTAAATAAGCGGCGTTTCCATCGCTGGAATAGTTTCGCTTGTATACGATTTAGGGTCCGAGAAAACAGGAACGCAAACTACCATCAATATCGCAAAAAATAAAATGACAATTCTTTTATTCATTATTTTTCACCAGAGCCATAGGATGAAATTATCCTATGGCTTAACCGATTATGAATCGTGTTGATTGAAGACGTTAAGCACTGAAACGTTTCCTGCCGTATCGAATGATAGGATAGCGGTCGCACAGTACGTGACATGATCGGGACCGTAGATATCCCACTCATTTCCGACATTCCCGCGCTGTTTCGCAAGTCCTATCTGTCCGCCAACAAGCAAAGCGCCCCACCACCCGCTTGCAAAGCCGGTGATAACCGCCTGTGTTGTTGCGTCGATATAGTCGGCGACATTCACGGTTCCGGGCGATAGCAAAAGCGGAGTGCCCGCGTTATCTTCAACGTTGTTTGTTCCTGCAGTAAGTTTTGCCGCCGCCCCAGTCGGAACCGCCGCCGCGAGAGGAATTGTAACTGTCGTAGTGCTTGTGGACGGTACGGGCACGTTATTGACCGTAACCGATACGCCACCGACAGTCACCGTAAATCCGGTGAAGTATGTTCCGCTCGATGTTTTGAGCGGAAGTGTGCCGCCCGTAATGACAGCCAGAATATTTTGTCTAGTTTTGTCGAGTGCGGCGGATGCAAGAGTTAAGTTAGCCATTGTTTTCTCCTGATATAGGGGGATAGTTTATCTCAAATGATAAACGAAGTGATCGCTTTTCGGCGACTTGTAATAGAACTCGCGTCCGGTTGCGCGAGCGGCGCTCTTGGCCTCTTTAAGCGAACCGTGAGACGATTCCAGTTTGCCTCCGAAGCATTTGTAAAGCCCCCACTTCCCGCCATCGCAAAGATCAATGTGCATCATGGGCTTTTCGGTAGTCGTTGTCGGCGCCGGTAATCCGACATTCTTTCGAATCTCGTTAAGGGTCTGATGTTGCGCGTTCGCATCCATTTCATCAATCGCCTTTTTCAATCCCATTGTCAGGTATGCCGGTCGATACCCTGACTGCGGCTCAGTCGGAGAGCCAGGGAACCGCGACATGATATCCTTCTTGACCAGATTTTCCCTCATACTCTTGCCTTTTGCCGCCGCATTTTGGAACTTCTTTTTGCCGTATTTCTTTCGGCCAATATACGCAGCGATCGCAGCCGGATCGGTTACGCCGGAGCGTTTAGAGAGTTGGCCTTTGAGCTTATCGAACCCAGTATATCCCTTGACAATGATGACGTACTTTTTGTTTTCCATTATCCTACCAACCTTAGTTTTGGTTTACGTGTGCTTTTCAGCGCATCTGTCTCGGGGCGAGTGTCTTCTAAATGGCATTGGCATTTATAGCCCAAACAGTCGAGCTTACCGGACTGAGGCAAAATACCCTTGCTTGCAAGTTTATCCCAAAACTCTTTAGCCGTATATGGACTGCCCGATGCCGCGTCTAGGCATGTTTGGCAATGTTCAGCTTGGCCTAGCCGCCAATCGATTTCTCTGGACGGGTCCATATCGGCGCGTACAAACCCAAGCCAGTAAAGTTCTCGAGCGGCCTTTGCGTAATAGTCCATACGCTTTTCATAATCCATAACGCCGCCGCCGCGATCCATATCCGCCATGAACTTTTCTAGGTATTTGAACTCGTCGTATCGCGTCTTTTGAATCGCCTTCCGGTCTGCATCCGTGATCGCAAATAGATTACCGCCCGAGCGCTTTCCCGCTGTAAACGCCGCCTCGTATGTTTGGCGAATGAGTTTCTTCATCATCCATCGAGAATGACCGCGTGTCGGTAGCGATTTAGGGGCATTGTCGCCTAGTGCCGCTGTCGCCTCCCATACGCCGCGTACATACTGCATCTGTTTTCCGAAGTCCTCGACTATGCCGGTGATTGACGCTTTAGCGATATCGCGTTCGCGTATCCAATCCGCTGCGGGGATAAACTGGCCGCCTTTGAACTTATTCCCATACCCGCCGGACGGAGCACGGCGAAGCATAACGGCTTTTTCCAAGTCGCTTTCTTCATCCCATTTGTGCCAGTCGAAACGCTTCATGGTTTACCTTCGAAACAGCGCCACAATACCGGTCGCCGTAGTGCCGGTCGCCCACACCTCGGTAACTTTGAACGGGTAGACAACACCCTGATTCATGTAAAGTGTCACGACGGTATTATTCGGAAACTTCACTTTAACAGTTCCGCTCGTTGCCGCCACAAGCGCGGTTGTTGGCATTTCCCTGTTATTTCCGTCAACCGACACGAGCGGAGTACCATCGGCGGGAGTTACCGCCATTGCGTCATTGTATGTGTCAAGCATGAGTTTGCCCCTGTTGTTCCTCTATTCGCTCGTTTTGAGCATGAGCGTTATCATTATCGCTTCCCTGGTTTTCGCTTTTACCGGCGCCCGGTGTCGGACTCCCTGCAAGTTTCTGCTTTTGCAAGTCGAGCTGTTGAGCGATGCTTTCCTGTTGTGCGTTCTGTTGTTGTTCCGCTTGCTGCTGCCCCGATAGGATTTGATAGCCTTGTACGAACGGCGCGGGGAAGTTTGCGGCAGGATGGTTCCTGATCTCTTCCGGCATATCGATATCGAGGTCATTCCATTCCATCACAGGAGTTGTGAGTCCAGCCGCCATACGAGCCTGCCTCATTTCCGTGTCCTGCATCTCATCCCAGTCGCCCAGTCCTGAGAACTCAAGTCTGTACCTGCGCGTAGGGAACAGCTTCCAAACGATATGACGGTTGATGAACATCTCCCACCATCTGAGTAGCGGTCGAAGTCCGGTATCCATGCTGTATTTAAGATTCGCTTCGGGAGACGCCTCGGAGAGCGCGGGTTTGAATGGGTTTTGATCGCCCCATCCTGTTTCCGATGTGCTGATATGAAACGCCGCATGGCAGATTGAAGAGAGCATCCACATAAAATTGGAAAACTCCATATCTTTTGGACTCATATCGATCGGTGTCCAGTTAACAGCCGTCCCTTGTTGAGCGGGCGCCTGAAAGATCGGAATCTTCCAAGGACTACCACTCATCATCTCTTTGAAGTTCAGCGCGAACGCCTGTTGTTGCGCCTCCGATGCGTTGCCAAGAACCGTCATAAATCCGCGAGGTAGGCTATTACTGCTAAACCTTGAGCTGTTGTGCGTAAGCGCCGCTATCCACGATGTGCCTACGTTCATGATCTCTTCGCCCTCGGGATATCCGTATCCGTAGATGCTGTCGCTTGTGCGGGGACGGCGGCATCCGACAACGACTTCATCGGGAGTAAACTCTTCAATTCGTACGCTGGAATCGTCATCTATCTTTACGAGTGCAATCTCTTGCCCCGGAGTGGATGATTTTCGCTCGCGTTCCGGCTCTTCGGTGACAATCTTATTTTCGACAACATCGATAAATTTTCGTTGCAGTCTGCGAATCCTCGAAGCGTCAATTGGAGTGAACGCCACGACAGGATACGTATCCGGATCTATCGCAGACTTCCAACGTCTAATCGCCACCCAGTCGTAAGTCAATAGGTCGCGAGTGGCAGTACGCAGAAAATATTCAAATGTAGGCTCGTAACCAATAGGCGTTTCATCGGAAGGCGGTTCGCAAAAGCCGGTGTTTTCGATCATCATCTCAAGATCGTGCATCTGCTTTTTATCTTCCGCTGTCGCCTTTTCCCTGCTGTCCGACATGCAGACATGAAAGCCGGCCTCTTTCGAGCGCCCTATATGGCTATGCCGGATATGCGCGTATTCCGCGACTTGCTCAACTCGCTTGCCGATGATGCAGGAAATTACCGGAACTCCTTCGCATAGTTCGGTTAGTTTGTCGAATGTAACGCGAGTGGCAGATATCGGCTCAAGAACGCCAGCAAGTTGGCTGTACGCGCCGAATGTTAGAAACGACGGGTTGACTACAGTGCCTTGGCTTGCGGCGTGGAGAGCTTGATCTTGAGCTTTAAGCCAACCCGACTCGACCGCCTTCTGAATCCTATGGAACTGTGCGGATCGATATGGGCGCTCAAACAGGTTGTATTTCACCGATTCGATGAATGCCGTTTTAGGTTCGACAGGCTTAACCGCCTCATCGAATGCGTCGTTGAGTTTCTTCTCGCTTTGGAGAGCAAAATAGGCTGAGAGTGGGTCCATTAAATTTGATATCCCTAACCTATATTATGCGTGGACAAAAAAAAGCGCCTCACGGAATATCCGCAAGGCGCCTGTCTCTATTCAGTTGTATGGAGGTTTTAGTTGATCGATAAACTCAGGGTAAACATGCCTTCCGCCGCGTTCGCCTTCGTATCCCAAAAGACGCCGACGCCAGCATCGAGAGAACCAATCGAAAAATTAGGGTAAATGCCTACGCCGTAAGTGGTCGTTCCACTGATTGATGTTTCGCCCGCGCCGATAAATCCGTTTAAACTGAGAGTAGATTGCCCTAACTTGATCGTTGGTACGCCGGTGATAATACCGCTGTACCCGACGAGGGTTGTAGTCTTTCCGTGAGCGCCAATCGCGATAGCGCCGGTCGCAAATGATGTCGATGTCGTTGTCGTAGTAACCGAATCGCCGTATTTTGTTGTGACCGTTTTGCTTCCGATGCTGCATGTATACGGAGTAGATATGTCCGAATTGATCGTCGGCACATTCAAAACCATCGACTGATCGGACCTCGCGGGCGCCGAGATCAGGAACATAAGGATAGGTAAAATAATCATAACCATGCAAAGGTTACGCATTTTTGAAAATAAACTTGACATAAAAAACCTTCCCACGATTTTGGATTTGTAATCCCCGCGCATCGATCGTGATCCGCTTCTAACGGCAATACGCGGGAAAGTTTAAGAAATATAGTCGTGGTTGATATATTCGCCGCCATTCTGTTTGGCAAATTGCAACCATTCATTTATAAGAGCCTCTTGTTTACCATCCCAAAAACTATCTGCCGATATTTTTTCGATATAGTGTTGAGTAGCATATACACAGTCATTTCCAACGTCTATGTATTCTGAGCCTACTTCAATCGAGAAATGGCGTTGAAATGAATCAGTATTAAAACCGTGATTAGTTAAGTAATTACAGAACCACTCATTTTCAACTTCAACCACTTCAACCACACGGTCAATAGGTGAAAGAAATAACATCCTACATGAATTATTTAAATTCTCTAAAATAGTGTTTTTAATAAGATGTTTAAGGCGATATATTTCTTGCCCGTTCAGTTCAGAATAACTGCATATTAATTATGACGAAATAGATGCAATATCATTTTTCGTTTTCATCGTTTATCCTATGATTCGTGATTAAGCCTATCGCGTAATTCTTTCTGCATTAATTCTTCAACCTCACTAGCAGCCTTACGATCTTCACTGGCTTTATTATTGATAGCATTCATGAGGTTACCGCCAAGGGCCGCCACCAATACTCCAAACGTTCCGTAGTCTAGGAAGTTGAACTGCGTTTGTATTTGTCCGGTTTGCAAGTTTAGTGTCGCTTCAATCCTTGCGATTTGTTGAACGGGCGGTGTTACAATATTATCTGCCATGAGCTAATCTCCTGAATCTTCATCGGTGAATTCGGTAGCGTTACCGTATATGCTGCGATAAAACCATATTATACCGGCGAGAATAGCGAGTATTACGAAAATTATTACGATATCCTGCGAAAGTGAGTTTCCGATGTCGTAATATCGGCCCCCATAATAGCCAGAATACCTCACAACCACGACCGGAGCCGGTTGAACATAAACCGGAGTGGAGTAATAGTGCCGTCCGCTGTATCCATACGTATGATGGACCGTATAGGTGTGATGGACATAGACGTGTCGAGTTACCGAAACGTGAGTTACGGGCGCACGGTTCGTCGAGGATGTCGGACCGGCTCTAAAAGAATGACCGAACGAAGAATTGTGCGAAGCGCCGCCAAAACTGGCATAAGCCGGAACGCACAACGCAAGAATAATCGATATAAGAGCAAGTAGATATTTAGGCATGTTTTCTCTCTTGTTCCGCTTTCCAAAGGGCAAACTTATTGAACACAGCTTTTTCATGTTCAACCCCATCACTATCGAACACCCAATACCCCATGATATTAATTCCTAAGCGTATCGCCGCTTCGGTATGGTGTTGACCATCAATGATGAAATAAGCGCCATACGAGCGTTTGGCAAGAAGTCCGATGCGTTGCGCCACGTCCGGCTGTTTCATGGAGTGCTGTACGCGAATATCATCAATATGACGCTGATAGTTTTGGCGGTCGTTTATAGGGATTTGAGGGTCGATGGACTCGTAGCGGATTGCGCCTTTAGGCAGTCCGATTTGTTCTTCGGTATACGGCGGTTTTATTTCATGCGAGTGGTGTGTCATTTTTTCGATAGCGCCTCTAATCGTTCCTTTTTCTCATTATACCGCCGATCATTCTCATTTTTTCGTAGACGATACACTTCTGCGAGTTCTTTCCCCTTTTGCATATCTACGCAATCATGCGGGACTTTGATTTCGAATACGCCCGGTTCGACTACCTTCCATTCCATGAGAGCAACATCTTTTACGATACCCAGTTTTCCGAAAACGGCTTGAGGGGATGCAATATGAATATACGATGTCGATGAAGTTTTTCCGCCGTCGATCAATTGACGGGAATAAACCGGAGTATCTTTTGGGAGCTTCGTAAGAATGAAGGTGAAGTCCGATTGATCGTATTGTAAATCGAACTTATCGCCAACCACTATTCCCATTCGCTTTTGGGTGATTGTGGAGATGTCGAGATTCATCTTAGCGATTCGTAATCGTATGCCTTCGATGGATGTTCGCTTATCGAGTTCGGTTACGTTAATGAGATTATATCGCTTTCGCCCGAGTGTTTCCATAGTTTTTGAAGCCGCCATATAAACCGTGACGGCATCGGTTGACGCTTTATGATAGAGGAGACATTCTAACACCATGGCGTCGTATTGATCACTGAGACTACCTAGTATACTCAGTTCTGATGCTTCATGCGAAATACGATTAGGACCATCCCGCATTACAGCCTAGATCAATTATTATAAAATGTTGTCCCCTTTAGAAGGGAAACTCAATCCGGCTGTGTTTTAAACCTTTCAGCTTTAGGTCTGGTGGTCCCGGCAGGATTTGAACCTGCGCAATAACGCTTAGAAGGCGTTCGCTCTGTCCACTGAGCTACAAGACCACGCCCTGGTTACTTTAGCGAGCCAGGAAAGCTGCATGAGCAATAGCCGCCATGCCGACTTTTTCACATTGATTATCGTAATTATGGAGTTGCGAGTAAGCGCCAATCCCGTCACCATAGCCAATCTAATCAATATTGTGAAAACTTAATAACGCGCATTTGAGCCGATTGAAATCACTTCCACCGCGACAATGCTCCCCCGGCATGAAGAACAAAGATGACCCGTCTGCAATTGCCTTTGCAAAATCATCAGAGCCTTTGAATTCTTGTCCACTATTCCCCAAAGCCTGAACAAGCACTTCAGCCGCTTTCTCAACGCTGAAATTACGTTCAATGGTTTGACCGCTATTGAAATGGATTATAAATTTTATCATTTAAAAATATCACTCACTTCTATTATACCGGAGCGATTCTAAAAGCTCACAATCTTTTTTCGTGTCTGCACGGCGAAACATACTTGAGATTCATATATTTGCGGTATATCAGTTTTGCCAATATCTACCATTTTGTTGGCTTCGACAATATGGTACGCAACATTGAAACCATGCAGTGACATACATCTATAACCCATCATAGCTGAATCCATGGGGATTACGGATCTTCTGCTAAAACAGAATCTGAATACGAGAATCAACACTCGTAGCCGCTGTCCAGATTGCCACTGACTCCGAATCCCAAATGTCTTTTGATCCTCCATCGGGGTGATCGATTTTGGTTGTGTTAATGAGCCTAAGCTGTTTCCATTCCTTATCGCGCAAATCGTTCGGCAAAAGTACGATAAGCCCTGCGTAGAGTAGAGCTTTTGTAAGCCTTGCCCGTCGATACTGCTCATTATTGGTAAACGGGATACTGTCGGCATCTCCATACTGCCCGCGCCTGATCTCTTCGGTGAGTTGGTTCGTTTGCCATGGGTCGAACCTCGCAGCGCGAATGCCAAGACGCGACATGAGTTCTTTGGTGATATCCTGAACCGATGTAAGCGAAACGGGACGGTTAACTTCTCCCTGCCTTGTAGCTCGTTCAGGCTTAATGCGTACGATTAGATCCTCATAGAGGGTAGGAATGCTGTACGCCGCGCCATCTGCCCCCGCGAATGTCGTTCTCTCTGCCGATTGTATTTCATGCCAACCAACGAGATTGAACGTGATTTTTGTGCCCTTCCGGGATATCGGTTGCGGCGACTCCATGCAAACGCCACACATAATAAGATGCGAATCGTCAACTTCGCGCCGGCTGTTGAATGGGTGTAGATTATATCGCGCCGTGTTTAGAAAAGCCGCGTTAGTGCCGCATCGTGGACATAACCAGTGATAACCGTTATTCTGCTGATCGATATGAAAAACAGCCAGAGAATACGCATCGCCTGTTCGCCCAGAGTCGCCCCCAAGGTAATATTCGTATCCCGGCGTACGGGTTATATTCTCTACTCGGGCGGTTACGTGATAGTCCATCGCGCCTGAACTCGTTTCGTAGTCCAGGGTATCCGCTATGACGATCGCGCAGGGTTTTCGATTATGGTCCACTGCCGCATCGATCTTTTCGGGGAACTCGAAAAACGCGTCGTCGGCTTCCATTGGCGACCCTTCGTACATGGCCGCAGCGAGTTGAGGGTTGGATTCGTAGGCGCGTACGATATCGGGAGTTTCGCGGGTGACACGCGGGTTAACGTCCCATGTCGCGGCTTTGTCGGCAATCATAGAGGACATATCGCCCATCTTCTTAATCATTGCCTTAGCCGTTTCGTATGTGCGCATCATAAAGCCCTCTTTGACGCGAGGGTATGAGATGATACATCCAATCCACCGATTAACCATACGGGTCGTGCACGAAGCGCAAAGCGTCTCGTATACGGCATCGGGGTTTTGGAAATCGGCGTCGTCGGCCTCATCCATAACCCAACCGATGATGTTCATTCCGTCGAATCCGGATGCGCGGGAATGGAGCGAATAGAGCACGAGCCAGGGAAGAGGTTTTTGGAACATTCCATCAACTTTTTTAGCCTCCATCTGCTTTTCGGTATAGAATGAAATCGTGTCGGTCAGGATCTCGGGCTTGTATTGCTTAAAAAGTTTGTGCTTTAGAAATCCTGAGAGGTAGCGAAAGAAGATCCGGCGGGCATGATCCTGCGATGGAGCCACGTTCACAATTGATAGCTGAGAATCGGATGCGAGTCCAAAGTATTTCGCGGTCGTGTCCCATCCGTCGCCATGCCACTTGACATGCAGAACGACGTACGCAAGGTAGGCAAGCACTTTTGCAGATAGATAATCCTTCCCGCTGCCCTTACCCCACATCAAAACGAGTTGGTTAAGTGTGCGTTCCGACTTGATCCAATCCCATGCGTTGAGCAGACCAGCCTTTTTGATGATTTTATACTGCCGAGGGTAAAGCGCGTTTCCGTCGAGTTCAATACAGAACTGATCGAACGGCATAGGGGGTACGCCGTTTTCCCACACCTCATCACAGACGGCAAGCGACTGGATACCGCCCGCGATTGCCTCTTGTGCGACATCCTCATGATGCGTCGCCTTTAAACGACTTAGACGCTCAGCGACTTGTTTGCGCAGAGCGTCTAATGAATCTACTTCTTCATCGCCCATAATATATATTATGACGAGTTATCTATTTTAGGCATCACAATTTCTTCTGTCTTTTCAAACCTATCGATGAATTCTTGATGAATGCCTTCGATGAATGCTCCCCGTAGCAAGCTAAGGGGTTTCTAAGAAGCCTAGGCTTCTAAAGACTGCATTCCCAGTCTAAGAATATTGATGGCCGCGTTCGTATCTCTATCGATCCTAAGTCCGCAAGTTGGACAGAAATGAACGCGGTCGGACAGCTTCTTCGGTACGATGTTTTGACACCCCGAACACATTTTTATCCCCAACTTTAAAATCACTCATATTTCTTTCCTCCCGTGAAGTAAAATGCCTCAGCTCTTGTGAGACGCGCAAACAGGTAGTAATTTAGGTTTTGCCCTATTACGATATAACGCAGTGGAAAATGGTTCTTATTGTAGTCTGAGATAAGCAAATCAATTTCGCTTCGGTCATACCAAATTCCAGAAACCTTATAGCCCCGTAAATCCCACTTAGCAAATAGCCCATAATACAACTCTGGATTGTCGTCGCACTGCTCGCCGCCTTGCACAGTAAACATCCTTCGCGTCTCTACAAAAGCGAACCGCATATCATATCCTGAGAATATGTCATAATTCCACTTGCGCCAATTGGTTAGCGACTTAATGATTTCTTCTCGTGATGCAGCGAATGGATATGAAGTGCAGTTCCGATCAACTATAGTTTCAGTTAGATTGAGCATCGCACACCATCCTCAATCGGCCCATTCGTGAACCCGATAACGCAACGTGAATCACATGCACAGAATCGCCCCACTACAACCCAAGTATGCCAGCCGATGCGCTCATCGTAGCCGTAATCTTGAAGTTCGATAGATGTAGGGTCAATGCCGGTTTTATATATTCGAGCCGCCGCCTTCGCAATAGCATCGCGCGTTGGATGACATCGTACGCATTGATCCATAGCCTTTATGAGAGAGCCGCGTTGTGGGCGAAACTTGATCATTGTCATTCTAATCCTCATCTCCTGTTAAAACAGCAATTGACCGAAACTTGCTAGGATGATATCGCAATGCGCTAATATGACCATTTATGACATCAATCACCTTCAACCAATTCAATTTGAACTCAACGCACGGATACGATGGATGGACATCTTCAAGCATATTTTTAGCGTAACCGATCAATGAAGGCCGGTAAGTTAGCATTAAGTCCAAGACTTGCGGGTTAATATTTCTCACCGCCTCACGAATGCAATGCTTCGTTATCTTGCATCCCGCTTTTATGAGAAGATAGGCGCAAACAGTGTATTCGTTTAACTGACAACACATATACAAAGGCGTCTCGTCTATTGAATGCCTATGAAGAAGCGCTTCGATATTGGCCCCATCTGCAATCAGTCTTGCGCATTCTTCAAAGTCTCCGTCAATTGCAGCATGATGCAACTTGCTATAACCCAAACAGTCGTAGCCATCATCGCCGATCTTTTGACTAGAATATGAATACATAAAAATATCCCCCTGCTCTATTATACCGATGGAGCAAGGGGAACTCACGGGCTAATTTTAGTCGCGGACTTGACGCACGTCGCCAGCTAGTAGTTCGCACTGAGGCATGAAAACGTACGCGCCAGCCGCAAGCGGCAATGTGTAGTGGTCCGGCATTTCTTGTCCGGGGCAGTCGTGTCGAAGTTCAGTGTCCACGTCCGCACGGATATAGATGTTTCCGTCTTCGCCCTCATAAAGGAAGTTGTCTTCGGTTTCGGGAAGCACATGAATATGCCCGGTTACTTCACCGTCCATGACCATGAGTCCTCGGTCCGTGTATCGCTCTTTAGCGATTCTGGCATTCTCAGGCACCGAATCAATCGGCATAAGCAGGACATCGCCCTGTCTAATAGGTTTTCTTTCCATTGTTTTTTCTCCTTAGCTCTGATATTTCAGAGCCTTAGAATGAATTGGCTTTAATCTTCAGTTTTCGATATACCAATCCATCCCCTTTATTTCGATCATAACGCGCCGTATTTCCTGGTCCGATTCGTTATCGATATCGCTAACAGTAATCAATTCAGGCGATTCTATAATCCACTGAGGAACACGTATGCCATGCCACGCATACATCGAAAACCCATCGGTATATCGACAAAATGGACCGTCTTCGCAGTGGGGTCTATTGAATTCGTCCACGAGCAAAACCTCGGGGCGATCACAAATTATACAAAAATCTGCGTGGACGAAACGGTATCCACTATGCTCTGCTAAATTCCGCCACGGTTGATATTTTGAATAATCAATTGGCAACTTAACAACATCCTGGAAAAATGACAAAAATGACTCGTAAGCAGACCATTGATTACCACATTGAGCAAAACGCCATGCGTATGATACACATTTTAGACCAAATAACCCAACACCAAGAAGTTCGGACAATAACAATTGGTTTTCGGGGCTATTAAACCAATTCACGTTTTTAGTAGTGGCGGCATCGATGTCGGCCTCAGTGGCGGCCAGAGTGGCGGCCCGAGTGGCGGCGTAAGTGGCGGCCCGAGTGGCGGCGTCAGTGGCGGCCCGAGTGGCGGCCCGAGTGGCGGCGTCAGTGGCGGCGTAAGTGGCGGCCCGAGTGGCGGCGTAAGT